TACTAAATAATCCTTATATTATTTAAAGTATTTATACATCATGTCATACAAAGGTCGATACACTCCTAAAAATCCAAAGAAATATAGAGGTAATCCACACAATGTGATCTATCGCTCTCTGTGGGAACGAAAGTTTATGGTGTACTGTGACCATAGCGAGTCAATCATAGAGTGGGGTAGTGAAGAGGTGGTGATACCTTACAAGTCACCTTGGGATGGCCGGATACATCGTTACTTTCCTGATTTTTACATAAAGATAAAAACGAATGAAGGGACAACCAAAAAACTCATTATTGAAATAAAACCTAAGAAACAAACAAAAGCACCAAAAGAACCCGAAAGAAAAACTAAAAGGTATCTAAATGAGGTGAGGACTTGGGGAGTGAATAGTTCAAAGTGGAGATATGCAACTGAATGGTGTAAAGACAATGGTATGGAATTCAAGATACTGACAGAGGATGATTTAGGTATTCGTTATAAATAATTATATGGCCGAAGACAATTTCATACAAAGTGTTCAAGATGCTACGAAAAGCGCACCAAAATCAATTGGGTGGTATCGGGATAAGATACGAGAGTTTGGTAAACCAGCACCCTTAGACTTGATTAGGGATGGTCGCAGAACAGCTAAAGTGTCTGCTTTTAACTTGAATATGTTTGTATATGATCCTAAATATAAAAAGACTTTACCATACTATGATACATTTCCACTGGTTCTACCTTTGGAGAGATATAATGATGGATTTTTAGGATTAAATTTTCATTATCTACCGATACCTTTGAGAATTAGACTGCTTGATAAAATTAACACTATCCCAGAGGACAACCAATATAATGATGGGGAGCAACTTAGAATAAACTATGCAAGGGCTAGAACCATACCAATGGCCAAAGCAGTTATTAAGAGATATCTTTATGGTCATCTAAAGTCTCAAATTCGTGTGGTGACACCAGATGAGTGGGTGATCGCAGTTTTATTACCAGTGCAAAGATTTAAGAAAGCATCTACGTCTAAGGTATATAACGAAACTAAGAAGATGTTTTAAGGATGTAAAAAATGGCAACAGGATTAGGCACATTCGCAGACGCTGCTGGATTTAGTTTACTAAATGATATACTAGCGTCATTTAGTGACCAAAACGCATACGGTAGACCAAACTTA